ATAAAGTATAGACCCACTAATTACAAGGTTAGCTGCCAAGTAGTTTTATGCACTCTAAACAATATAGCCTCTGACTACGATGTTTAGCTTTTAAGTAAGCCAATATCATAGGAGGATTTATCATGGCTTTTGCAACCGCTACAGGGTATGGAAATTTACCAAACGGTAATTTTAGCCCTGTAATCTATTCAAAAAAAGTACAGCTTGCATTCCGCAAGAGTTCTGTGGTTGAAGCTGTAACTAATACGGATTACGCTGGTGAGATCGCTTCACACGGTGACTCAGTGACCATCGTCCGTGAGCCAACAATCACCATCAACAATCTGGAACGTGGTACAACACTCGCAACGCAAGATCTGACAGATACTTCGTTCACTATGGTTGTAGATAAAGCGAACTACTCGCAGTTCACACTGGCGGATATCGAAGTTGCCCATTCTCACTTAAATTTCATGGACTTAGCAAGTGATCGTGCTGGCTATGATCTTCGTGATGCATTCGATGCGGAAGTTCTTGGCTACATGTCTGGTTGGAAAACACCAGGCGCATGGGTTCGGAATACAACCACATCTGGCACAGTAGCAAATACTGGGGCAGGTACGGATGAATTGCTGGCAGCAAACAAATTGGACATCACTGATTTTGGTGGTTCTGACTTGGGCGTTGCTGGCGAAGTAACATCTATTCCAATCGCCGCTGGCGGTGGAGCGGGTGCAATCACTTCACCACTAGCTATCTTAAACCGCATCAATCGTAAGATGGATGAGGCCAATGTAGCTACTGATGGGAGATATTGCGTAATCTCTCCAATTCTAGCAGAGATCCTTATGGACGAAGACTCCAAACTGATTAACGCTGATTTCGGTGGTTCGGATGAAATCCGTAACGGCAAGCTTCCAGCTAAGATCCGTAACTTTACTATCTATGTGTCTAACAACTTGCCTTACGTTGGCAACCTCGACACTGCCGCCGCAGCGGGTTCCGAAACTAACTTCGGTGTTATGGTTGCGGGTCACGATAGTGCTGTAGCAGTAGCGGATCAAATCGCCAAGGTGGAGACATTCCGTTCTCCAGATACCTTCAGCGATGTGGTTCGGGGCATGCAGCTATATGGGCGCAAGGTTCTTCGCCCAGAGGCGCTGTTCACTTCTAACTATAACTTAGCATAACTTTATTTAGGGGCGGGTCAAGTACCTGCCCCTTCACTCTATTGAGGGTGCTTTATGCCATCTACTTATATTGATCTTTGCAATCAAACTCTTCGCCGCTTAAACGAGGTGGAGATTGCGGAAGCCGACTTTGGGTCGGCCCGTGGCGTTCAGGCGCTCGTTAAGGATGCCGTTAAGGCGGCAGTAGCCAAGATCAATCAGGCAGAGTTTGGTTGGCCTTTTAATGCTGCGGAAGAAACTGATACATTAATTGTAGGGCAAACAGAGTATACTTGGCCTCAGTATTTTAAAGTTGCTGATTGGAACAGCTTTCAAATTCAAGCAGACGATAATTTAGGTGCGGGGTATAAAACCCTTAAAGTTATCGAACAGGATGAATGGTATTCTGATCATCGTGATGCTGACTACACAGCGGGTGTAACAGGCAGAGACATGCCTGAGTTTGTATTTCCATCCCATGGTAACGGTTATGGCGTAAGCCCTTCACCCAACAAAGCGTATACCTTAAAGTTTCGCTATTTTATGAATTATTCTGACATCACAAATGCAACGGATGTCACCCGTATTCCTGAAAGCTATGACACCGTTTTAATCGATGGTGCGCTTTATCACATGTACATGTTCAAAGATAACATGGAATCCGCCCAAGCTGCTTACATAGCGTTTGAAAAGGGCATCAAGGATCTCCAGACACTCTACATAAATAACAATATCTCAATTCGAGACACACGGATTAAATTCTAGATGCCTGATCAAATACAGTCCTATAAATTAGTCTGTAGCGGTGGCCTTAACTCCAACGAAAATCATTTGGATCTTTCGGATAACAGTCCGGGCGCAGCAACACGATTGGTTAATTACGAACCGGGCCTCTTCGGGGGATACCGTCG